TAAACCAACTAAACTAAAATAATATGAGTGAAGAAACAGAAGACCACAATGATGGAACATGGACAGGGTTAAAGAAAACAATCATCGGATTGTTGACTACTGCTGTGTTAGGAGCTGGTGGTGTTATGACAAGTAAATTCATCGGTGGAGATGAAGAAGCCGCTGCAACACCTGTCCAACAACAAACACCAATTATCATCAACAATAACAACCAACAGCAACAATCTGGTGGTAAAGAAACTGTGATTATCAGAGAAAAATCAAGTCAACCATCATCACAACCTGCCGCGGCAGATAAACCTAAGAAAAAAGAAGGAGACGAGTTCAAAGAAACCGCTCCAAAATGGTAATATGGAACAATTTTTAAGTTTTATGGTATTCCTGTCATTGTTGATGGTTGCCATGTTTGTATTTTATTCACCATCATTGTATTTGTTAATCTTCTTCGGAGGAGCAACTTACTTGATGTTGAGAGGTAAGAAGAAGGGTTGGGCTTGGCCAAAGAGACCTTAATAAACATATAATACAATTGAGGTTTAATATGAAAAAATTTATATTATCGTCGATATTTGCACTAATAGTACAAATATCGGCATTTTCTCAAACTGTGGGAAGCACAAAGACTGAGCAATACAAAGCTTCATTCGAAACCGCAATTGACATAAGTCAATTTATGGATTATGAAGGAAAACAAATTCCAATTCAAATCCTAAAGGCAGGTATTTCAGATGAAATGTATGAGATGTATCCTGAACTCAAAGAAAAAAGAGTTGGATTAGGTGTTGCGAATATTTCAATGGAATATCTTGAAAATCTTAACAGATTCAAATTTACTGAAGATAAGACGGAAATTAAAAACCGAATGGTGAAACAATTTCAAGCATCTCAGGCAGGAATTTCTGAAAATCAGTTAGATGGTTTCGGTAAAATCAATTTAGCGGAATATTTCGTAACCATTGAATGTTATGATTACTCAGTCTCTGAAGATGAAACTGTAAATCTAAAAGATGGTGTAAAAAACATGATGGTTACCCGTATCGGTCTACAAGTTAGATTTACAAATGCGGAAACAGGTGTTGTATTCGGGGCATCAGGACTTGGAGAAGCAGTTACCACAAGAGAATTAACCCTTCTATCAGACGCAACAGTCGATCCAGTAAAGTTTAATCAATCTACAATATCTATCGCAACAAAAAAGGCACTTGACATTGCTTGTGCCAGAATCTTAGATAGAATGATTAAAAAAGGTATATTCACAGAATAAAATATTTGGAAACCGATGAAAATTGAAAAGTTTGAAAATATTTTTAATGTTATTATTCATGGTATTAGTTTACCACGAATCACAGGGGCAAGTTGTTACACAAACATACATTGACCCCTGTGATTCAAAAACTTATGTTGTATCTATACCCATACAATCTAACAACGGTGTATTAGTTGTAGTTAGAAACAAATCCAAAATATTCAATTATCAACAATTCACCTCAGGAGAAGTAACCATTTGGATTAACGGAATTTTTTCAACACCATGTCCCGCAAATGCGGTGGTAACCCAAACTGTCACACAAGCTGTATCACAAGCCGCCTCCAACGCAGCGTCGTCAGCCGCCTCATCTGCAGCATCTTCCGCAGCTTCATCGGCAGCAAGTTCAACACCTACATCCTCATCGAGTTCTTCAAGTTCATCATCACAATCTTCTTCAGGAGAGTCATCATCTTCAAGTAGTAGTGAATCAGGGTCGAGTGAATCAGGTTCAGACGGTGGGTCTGAAGAAGGTGGTTCAGATAGTGGAGACTCGGGTGAAAGTGATGAAGAAAGTTCAGACGGAAAAAGTAAAGACGAAAAAAAGAAAGTTGGTCCCGTAAATCCAATGTTGGTTGCCTCAGACCTGACAACCGCACAAGGTCCTGATTTGAAATATAGTGCCATCGCCTCATTCGGAGTTAGTCAATCATCATTAGCGGGAAATGAATCGTGGGCTGCCAATGCAATGATTTGGAGTACCTTAGACCAATTTGCTTTGGGTGGAGGATATACCAAAATGAATTTTGAACAAGGTAAATTAAACCAAATTCACTCTTACTCATTCACCGCGGCTTATTTAGATGGGACTTATATGGGATTACTTGGGTACACGAATATTAAACCAAGTGAAAAATATGGTACATACGGATATAACGTTGGTTTAATAACTTTATTGTTGAAAGATACTGAAGTTAATACTGAAACAAGAACAATTAAAAGAGTATTCAACGTATCTCTTGCGACCTCAGCGGTTGTATTTTGGACAAAACCATATGTCGTAAATACCAAACTTACATTATCTCCTCAAGTATTCTTAATGAACTCACCAATTTCATATAACCCCAAAACAGGTGAGTCAACGGTGAATAGACAATTTTCCTTCTTAGTCGGATCTTCATTTGACTATAAAATAAGCAAACGATTCGGATTAAGCCTAAACTACCGAGCATTGGGAGCATCAGGTTCCCCAATCCTAAGCAACTTCTTGATAGGTTCAAGATTAATGTTATAACGATATGAAAAAGATATTTGACATCAGACACATAGTAATACTCATAATGGTGGGTATAATAGTATTCTTACAATTTTTTGTTCCTCCACAAATTGAAATAGAAGAAAAATTGGTTTATGATACAATACCTCAAGAAGTCATCTATGAAGTGGAGGTCGAAGTACCATATGAGGTTGAGGTTGAAAAAATTGTTGAAGTGCCAGCACCAACCCCTCTTGTTGACACTGCATTCATCTTAAAAAATTTTTTTATAAAAAATTTTGTTCAAGATACAATAACGTTGAATAATAATCAGGGGGTAATATATTTGTTTGACACCATTTCACAAAATAATGTTGTTTCAAGGAAGTTTACCGCAAATGTAAAACCTAAGATTGTTAGGGAACCAGCACCTGAACCACCAAAAGTTAGAAACCAAGTTTATGTGGGATTAAACGGAGCATTGAGTCACCAAGATTGGGTTAATTCATTGGGGACAAGTATTTTGTTGAAAACTAAAGATGATAAAATATTCCAATTAGGTGGAGGTGTTGCAAATAGAACTTTCGATGGGGTGACAGGAAGTTTCACTCCATACATAATGGGAGGAGTATATTGGAAGTTAAAATTTAATAGGGAGTAAGAGTATTTATAAGAAATAGCATACCAATGGATTTAAGGGAACTTATCAAAGAAACATTAGAAGACCATTTGAACAAATCTTTAATTATTAAAGAATCTGTTGAACTTTCTGAAGCATTGAAATACCATGTTGATAATGAATTAACTTTGACAAATAACATTTTCAGAGCATATTCTGAAAGTTATTTCGATTTGGTAAATGAAGTAAGAAGATTGTGGGAAGCTGGCAAGATTGAACTGAATGAAGAGGATACTTTGATGGTTGAATCAGACTTGGGTAAAAAAGTAATGATTAAAGGTCAATTAATTTATCTTGACGCTCCATTCGTGAATGAAGATGAAGTTTTGGAAGAGGCAAAACATAGAGGTAAAAATGTTAAGTTGAATAAACCATTCAGAACTTCAGGTGGACCAAAAAAATTCTCAGTTTATGTTAAATCTAAAAGTGGGGGCATTAAAAAAGTATCTTTCGGAGATCCTAACTTAAGAGTTAGAAACGCAAATAAAGGTGCTGCGAAGTCATTTAGAGCACGACATAAGTGTAGTCAAAAGAAAGATAGAACAACCGCAGGATATTGGAGCTGTAACGTAGGTCGTTACGCAAAACAACTCGGATTATCATCTTCAAATTCTTGGTAATGGATTTTCCTTTTGAACAAATAGAAGTTGATAATAAAAAAATCAGGACGTTCAGTCCTGATGTGGAGGAAGAAGAATTGAAATGGCACCAAGACTTAAGTGACCGAAATGTAACCATTATTGAAGATGGTGGATGGTCATTTCAAATGGAAAATGAATTGCCGGTCAAATTGTCTCGGGCCAGTCATATTCACATTCCTAAATTTGTTTGGCACAGAGTCATAAAAGGACCGGACCAATTGGTGGTCGAAATCGAAGAATTATAAGATATGGAACCATCAAGTCCTTTATGGAATAAAATCAATAGATTTTTAGATACACACACATTTGACTTGGAGTGGACTCCTCCTGGCGCCGACGAATCTTTGAAATTCCGCACAAAATTCAAGATGGAATTGACAGGAAAAAAAATTTACCGACAGGTGTCTGATAAAGAATATGTTGAATATAGACTTTATATTCTTCCATCAGGAGGAGGGTCAGATATATATTTTTCAACAATTAAAGATTTGGCGGGAGAGAGAATATTAACCGCCGAGAGGGGATCTTATTATATGGTAGTTCGTAAAACTAATGATTTATTATCGGATGTTTTAATTTACTTCGGAATAGAAAATCCATTAGTTTGTACCGAAGTTGTTAATCTTGTAGATTAAAGTATTGTTATCCTAATTTTTTCAAAACATTTTTTATTACATCAATCAAAGTTTGTCTTCCAATTAAGATAACTCCCGCAGCCAACAATCTTTCAGCAATCAATATTGCTGCGGTTTCAATGTCTTCCGTTTGACCTAATACGGATTGAACATCTGTAATAATAGGAATTAGGAAACTGTAGGCGATAGCCTCCAAAAATGTTCCAACTCCTGTGTTTGCAGACGATAAAAAGTTTGTAAATGCATCTCTTAATTGTGTTCCTTTTCGAAGTCCATCCTGAAAAATATCTTCCAAACCATTTTCCTTAATCAAGGACATAATTTTCATAAATGGCCTTTTGGTCTCGAAAAATAATGCAAAAATAATTCCCGCCAATACTAACATTCTTTGGTCTTCATTCAAACCTAAATGTTGAGTTCTCAAATATTGGTCAAGAGGAAGAACCAAACCTCCAACTGATGTACCCCAAGTCAACAACATTCTTAAGTTTATACCATAAGATCTGAAAACTTTATGTAACATTTGTTTTGTGAAGACATACATGTTTTTCACGTATAACCCAAGTTGGGATTTTTCTTCTTCTTGAAGAAGTACTCGTAGTTGAGATTCTGTAATTAAAAATTCCATATAACAATAAATATATTGTATATATTTATTGTTATGAAAGGATCATTAAATGCGGAATTAAAAGTTGGAGATAAAGTTATGTGTTATCACATGGATGGGGAAATTGGTGTGCCTCCTGGCACGATTGGTAAAGTTACCGACGTAACCACTGACCCATTTGAACCTGGTGGAGATGAAAAGATAATTAGCGTTAAATGGGAAAATGGGGTTAATTTAGCTCTAATTAGTTCTACTGATTCGTGGAAAAAACTTATGTCTGAAGAATAAAGTGAGAGAGATTAATTCTCTCTCCCCTAATTATACAGTATGAAAGGATCGGATTTTCAAAAATGTCTTACCGATTGAATCGTCAAGAATTTTCCACATCTCTGAAATCGCAACCTCTTTTTCAGTATATGTTTTACTGAATAAGATATCTCGGAAATATCCATACCCATCATAGTATCCGTTAGTGTGTGGATTAAAAATTACAAATATTTTTTTACTTTTTTTCATTTTATATAAAGTTTATAACAATTTTAGTTCCGTAATCATCTATTTTATATCCACTCCATCTATTATCAAGTACAAAGTATTTGCTGAAGTTGAATATTATAATTTCTTGGCCCTTGTAATAGGAAACCAATGAATTTAATGCGTAATCAATCGAATATCCACCTTCCAATTTATATTCGAGAATAAGATCAGCAATATCTGGCGCAACATCTGTACTGAGTATAATAATGACTTGCATAACTCAATTTGACAGAGGTGCTTTAATTTTTGGATGTGATTCGTAACCAATTAATTCAAAACATTCTGGTCTATAAGACATGATTTTATCACTGAATGTTTTTTCTCCCAAATGTTCTTTTACTTTTTCATGTTGATACCAATTTCTTTCCGTGATTTGAACTTTGGGCAAATCATAAGGTCTCCTATACATTTGTTCTTTTGCCTGTTCAATGTGGTTCAAATACAAATGAACGTCACCCAAGTTTCCAATCAATTCATCAGGAACCATATTTACTTCTTTGGCAATAATTTCAAGTAACAAAGCATAAGAAGCAATATTGAATGGTAATCCCAAGAATGTATCAACAGAACGTTGATTCCACATTAGTGAGATTGATCTTTTAGGAACAGGATATAATTTATCTATATCATCATGTTCAATTTCCACCATTGGTAATCCAAAATCAAACGGGTCAAATGTTTCATAAGTTTTTGCCGCCAAATCTAACCTTTCACCAACACGTAATTCCCTTGTATAAACTTGAAATCCATAATGACAAGGTGGTAATACCATTTGATCTAACTCACCTACATTCCAAGCATTAACCATCAATCTTCTACTATCAGGATTTGTTTTGAGTTCGTTGATTAGGTTTGCAATTTGATCTATTGAATTATTTCGGTACGTTACTTTAACATCATATTTACTATAATCACCACCATCAAGAATTAAGTCCATAACTTTAACTTTGTCAGAACTTTTTCAATAAACTCATCTTTAGAGTAAGGTTCAATAGTTGGTACTCCGTTTGTATCAACAGAGTATGATTTTAAGTAACGAACAATATCCTTATCACGAATTACTTTATGTAAGTAGTTCTTATAAGCATCACCATCCCAAATGTGACAATCATAATCCAATAGGAATTTGATATTGGTGTCACCTCTCAAAAACCATAGAAGTTCAGTGACAATGGATTTCCATGCCATCTTCTTTGTGGTAAGTAACGGGAACCCCTCACTCATTTTATGACGAAGTTGTCTACCAAAAACCGAAAGGGTTCCAGTTCCTGTTCTATCTTTTTTTTCTACTCCATTCTCTAAAATGTCTCCGAGTAGTTGTTGATATTGTCTTTCTATGTTATTCATTAT